CGGGCGAATTGGTCATCATACTGGCGGTCAACGTTGCGGAGGAAGGCATTAGTCTGGGTGAACAGACGTACCGCCTCATTGGTGATCTGATTGATCGTAAGAAGGCTGTTAGTAGCCATGATGAACTCCAAAAACAGTAGATGAAGGATTTACTCTTCGTCTTCCTGCCCTACGGAGACATATGGTTAACGGGCCGTGCGTCGTTTAACGGTACGACTAAACCTGATACAGATTATACATATGACTTTGATAAATGCAAAAGCCGCCATATTTAGGCGGCTCTTACAATAACCGGATATTTAACCGGCCTGTCGTTTAGCAGCAATCTGCTTCTGTCGCCACTTAAACCACTCTTTCGAGTTAGCTGGCGGTTCATCACCGCCACCAGTAGCGCTTCCCTTATCGATAGGATCGATCGGAGGTGGAGCTTTGCTAACAGGTTTGCTGAGCGCCTGAGCGGCCTTCGTGTTCAGCTTCATCATCTCGATTCCCATTGCTATAGGATCAAGCGATACAAGCCGCATGGCATCGTTCAGGTTCTCAGGCTTGCCGAGCCATGTAATTAGCCTCTCAGCTTCAGGAATGCTCGTCACAGCACGCAAGAACTCAGGGCTGCCGATGCCAGCTTGCTGCAGATTCTGAATAGATGCATCAAAATCCTGTCCAAATGCCTTGCGCCCAGCTTCCTCAATGGCAATCGCCTTCGAATTAAGATCAGCCTGCTGACTCTGCTGGCTGATCATACGTTGTGCGGCAGCTTGGACTAGAGCATCAAAATCTTGATGTTGCCGCTGGCCAGTTCCGTTATCTGTTCCTTGACCTTGAGATTGCAAACGAGCCTGCAGCTCAGCATTCTCACGAGCTAACTGGTCGGCTCTTGCTTCGGCTGCTCGTCGTGCTGCGGTGATTTCCCCGATTCGCTTTGGCACCCAGGACGTATCTGCTGAAGTTGTTCCTTGATCTTCTGCAGCCGTTCCTTGAACGGATTCGGGAGCGGTGTTTGTTCCTGCTGATTGCTCTGCGGCATTTTGTTCCTCGGCCATTTGTTACTCCGGTGGTTATGCGCTCTGCGGCGCTGATTCTGGTTGTGGTTGCGGCATCGGCTCGATGGTCGGCAATCCACTGGCAAGTGTAGCAGAAGGGTCCATTGTTGCGCGATTCAGATCCTCGCCAGGTGCTCGAGCAGTCATGATTTCGCCAAGCTGGCGCTTCACGATTTCTTCAAACTGTTCTGGCGTCATGGCCGGCGCGGTAAGCTTCAGACGGTCAGTTTCAGCCTTGAACGCGTTAAGCATGTCTTGACGCTCATTCTCCATGCGCAAGGCGAGATGGTTCAGTGCGTCCATATCCAAACGCTGCTTCTCAAGCTGTTGCTGTACGCTCTTATCAGCCAGCTCCATTTGCAGCTTCTGGATAAATTGCGTGGCCTGCTGCAATTGCTGCTGCATCTGCTGTTCTTGCGGCGTCGGGCCTTCACCCAATACGCCAGGATTGGTGATCTTGATCCAATTGCGCATGCGCTCTTGCAGCTCATCGGATACAGGGAAATCAGCATTGCCCATGAATAGATCGCCAATGACCTGAGCCAGAGCGGGATTCTCCTTGAGCATGCCAGTCATGGCCGCAAAAGCTTCCTTGCGCCTCGTCTGGAAGTTCGGACCAGAATCAGCGGTCACATCGTAGTTGCCAACAGACGGATTGAAGATAGAAGCCACTTGCGCTTGGCTTTGGCTCTCTTGCTTCTGGAGCGCCTGTTTCTGCTGCGGATCAATGGTGATAAGGTGCTCCTTCCCACCTTCTGCCATAATGCGCAGCACGCGCTTGGTATCGTAGACCTTGGGAATCAAGTCAATTAGCTGAATACCGGTATATTGCACGGCATCAGCCAGCGAATCGAGATAATGAAACGTGACGCGCTCGCCCTGCTCTTGGCGCTGCTGGATGCTAATTCCGCTGATTTCGTTGCCCTGATCGCTGAATGTAGCCTCATACTGACCGCTAGCCATCATCATTTCATGTTCAGCAGTTTGCATGCCTTCCATGAACACCGTTGCGCCTACGGGCGGTTGCTGGCGCTCAGGTCTTGGGATCGTATTCCCAGATTCATCTGCATGATTCCACGGCAAATATGCGTGGTTCTGCGTATTGGCGGTCGCCCAATAGTTCTCAAGCCCTTCGATGGCCTCAACAGGTGCGAGATAGGGACTTTTGCTCTGGAGCGCACCAAACTCAATAGCTGCGCTGGCGTTGTAATTGTAGGAGCGCTGTGCATCCTTCAGATAGCGCACAAGGCCCTTGCGGTCCAAGCGGCCTTCGATTACGACTTCCTCGCCAGCCACTCGGACAATGGGGATGTACTTCCCAGCCCAGACGCCCTTATCAACGATCTCATTGCCAACAAGCTTGTACCAACGCACGGTATGCTTTTTCACGCGGCGGCGCTGCGCCTCTCTACGGTCATAGGCTTCACGAAGCGCGGCCTTCATATCGCTAGCGCCATCCGGCAACTCAGACTCACGGACAAAATGCGTGCTGCCGTCCTCACGCTGGACAGCATACAACCATTCGTAACCTTCCTCGCGCTCGAAATATTCCGCAACGCGCAGTGAGTTCTTGCGATACCAGCTTAGTGCGTCTTGGCCGAATACCTGAGAATTAAGGATATTGCCGTACTTCTTTTCAGCCTCTTCCTTGTCCAGTTCCTCAAAGATGAAGCCGAACTTTGCATCCGAGCCGTCTTTCTCCTTGATATTCGGATCAAGATACACCGTCAGCGGATCGGGAATTGGACGAATGTAAATCTCTTGATCGAATGAATTTTCATCCGTGTACTGCGTGATAATGCGCCAATAGCCGATGCCGCCGCCTACCATGAACTCAGCAGCCTTCATATAGGCTTGCACGGCCTTTGACTGATCCTCAATGCGCTTGATTACCTGCGCATAGACCTGAGCGCTTTCGAATGTTGCCTCATCACCAGTCGGGCTAACCTTGATGGCCGGCTTGTTCATCTTGGCCTGGTTGACCACATGCAGCCAGTGCGTATGCGTCTTGTTGATGGTAAGCATCGGCTGGCCAGCAAGCTGACGCTGAGCGCGAGTCTGAGCATTCCACTGTTCGTGGTTGTCAGAGTCGGCATAGAGAAAACGGATATCGTCCTTGAACTTATTGCGCGCCTCTTGTTCCCATGTGACGCATTCGGCGAAACGTCTTTGCGCACGTCCAACGATGTCTTTATTCTTTTCGGCCATTCTTAGTCACCAGTCCAAGCGTCTTCCAAGATGAATTGAGGCGTATCATCAATCCAGATATCAACTCTTAACCCTAGATTTTCCATGAACTTCTTCTTGCCTTGGCGTCCAGTATAGAAAACATCCAAGTATCCTAGGAATGTACCTATTTCATGGGGGATACGTTCCATTTCAGTATCATGGCGCATGGTAACAACACATGGCGTATGTCCCCTTTCCCGAGCAGAGATAATGAAAGCGTTCCATAGCTCTGGATCAGATGAATAGGTTTTATCGTAATCAATAGCTATAAGCATGTTCACATCCAATATCCCGGCGTGACTTTGCCAGGGGAAACAAGTTGACGGGGCTGAGTCTTCAAATCTTTATTGCGATCTTTCGAGCGGTCACGAATAAGCCCAGGGAATAGCTCTGCCAATGCCCATATTAGCGCATCAGCACGGTTAGGCGAGCGCTCCCCCATATAGCCGACTGTGCTGAATGCAGTCAATTCGTCTTCCAGTTCATTGAAGCGGCCGACGTGGCGCACTTTACCATTCTCATAGAGTGCACTGAATGGCTCAGCACGCACATGTTTACCCCGACTGGCCGTAACCTGCTTAAACGGCGTTTTAGGCCGAGCAGTGAGTATGACATGCTGCACCATCGCACCACCGTAGTTCGTTTCGCCAACGACTATATCTGCCGAATGGCGGTCAAAGGCCGATGCTGCCACCGCGCCCCATGTCGCCGGGCCTGCCTTAACGGTACAGTCGTCAAGCACGTACGCATTTCCGTCCGTTCCCAAACCCGCGACGACGATGCCGATTGCGTCTTGGTCCGCATTATCAACATCGCCCGATCCACTAGGATCGACCCCAACCACAATACGGACAAAATCAGGAAGAGGGCCATCGAGATGACGCCAAGTTTCCATGCTTTCGTCCGTGAATAGCTGATTGGGTGTTGCGTCACCGAACTCGCCATCAAGAAAACGGCGACGTAGCCGAGCACTAAGAGACTGTAGCGTATCCAGATATCCATCACTCAGGTTCTCGGCGTTATCGTGCGGGTTGATCTTGAAATAGGCGTAGTCTGATGGGTTGGATAACGCTTCTTTGGTATCTGGTGAGCGGCGCTGGATGAATAGCAGATATGCCCAGTGCGCTTTTGTCGGCGGATTGCAGTCGTAGTAGGCGCGTGGCTTGAGCAATGTATCTTCGCGGCCCTGAATGTGCTGCATGACCTTCTGAGCGAGGCGAGTAATCACGATGCCAACCGATGCCCAGGCGATCTGGCTGCATTCGTTCAGATAGATAGTAACGAACTCCATACCGAGAATCTTCTCGATGCGCGGCCCATCATCCAAGCCAGCGAACCATATTTGGCTCCCGTTATCAAACTCGGCATACCAGCTCGTCTTATCCATCCGATAGGCAACACCAGGAAACGCCTTGCGCATGACGGCAAGGAAGGTATCGGCACAGATGGAGTTCTTCACGGCATTGAACCGGAAGCGAAGAATGGCATGGCGACTATTCGGAGCCTTGAGCGCCCGCATGACGATATTGCGCACCGTGAGGAATGTCTTACCTGAGCGGCTGCCGCCAAATAGCATCACATGCGTGGCGTCACCTGCCATCACATGCTGCGCTTCCTCCTGCTTGGCAGTGAGCTTGAAGTGATTAACTTCGCTCAGATTGCTCACAGCTTTTCATCCAGCGCTGAGGCCACTACTTGAACCGATCCAGAATGCTCTACATCGGCCTGTATTTCACGCGGCACGATCTTTGGATAGAGCTGCGTCCAGAATGCCCTTTCGTTCAATGGGTCTTCCTTTGCCCATTCCACAATACGCTTATGGCCGCCCAGTGCTTCGGCGGCCATTTCGATAGCTTGTTTGGCGTTCTGCGTGGTCTTGTTTGGCGTACCTTTTTGTCTTCCGCCACGCCGTTCGCCTTTCTTTGGAGGCGTAATGGCCATTGCTAGAGCCTTTCTACTTTAGCTGTTACTTCTTAGTAATAGGTTTCTGCTTTGCCACCTGGCTGAAGCGCTGCGCTTCCTTGCTGGCATGAGACTGTGCAGCAGTGAGACGCGAACGATCAGCCTTGATTTCTTCGGCACGTGCCAACGTATCGGCATCGCTCTGTGCTCGCCAACGCTTTTCATCTGCACTGATGGAAGGCACGCGGCTAGTAGTTGCTTTCTTCGTCGCCATGACTTTTCCTTCAAATTCCGAAATGGTCTGCTGCTTGGGCCAACAGACCCTCAATCGTATGCGAGATGCCACGGCCTTGCAGTCGCAGTTCAGCGCACAACTGAGCTAGCAAGCCGGCTTGCGTTACGGTGGCCGTATTGGTAAGCATCGGATCAACGGTCAAGGCGAATGCGTCGGTGTTGGATGCATCCTGATCAGAAGTCGGTTGCGGCACAGTGACTTCGGTAATATCCGCACCAAGAACATCCGGCGTAGTGGTTTCAGAATCTGCCATGATTACCTCTTAGCGATGGCGCTGTCTTTGATGTGCTGAGAGAGCATCACTAGGAATTTACCCCATTGATGCTCAGTGAAGGTTACGCGGTCTTCCTTCTCATCACGCTCATAGTGATGAATATTCAGCACTTCAGCGCCGCAATGCTTAGCAATATCCGCGATAAAATCCGCGCCTTCTTGGACTTTCACTTACTCAGGCCACGATTTTTGATCAGCGGGACCTTGTTGACGCGGACAGGTTCCGGTTTCGGTCCCTTTGGCGGTTCAGGGTTCGGATAAGTGGGTGCTGCTACAGTGCGGCACTTATCGGCATACTTGGCAGCATCGCCAAAGCTGGAATTTCCTGCCGGTCCTTCAATACCTTTAGCCATGATTGGTTCCTTGAGTAGATGCCGATGCAGGGGCATCAGCTTGTGGAATTGTAGCATTGACAGATTGAATTTGAGGCGCAGAAGGAAAATCAGTGGTGTCGAAAGTTTCCCGGCGCTTACGGAGAGTGTCACGGAGATTTATCGTGTGTGTCGTTAGCAGCACGAGGGAGAGAGCCAGGCCGACTATCGCCGCTAGGAGACCGACGACGGCCTGCAAGTTCGTCGCGGCTGTTGCCCAATTCCAACTCCCTACCGTCCCTGTGGCAATTGCCACCCCGCTCGCTATTTTCTGCGACTCTAGAAAGCTCATTGCGTCTTGTCCATTCGATGAATTGGCGCAGAGCATAAACGACTAAGGCGAGAAACGACACGGCGGCCGCAATGAGCCTCAGCCATAGCTCTAACGTCATTACGGATACCTCTCATCGTTCTTGCCTCTTAGTATTGGTGAGAAGTGAAACGGTCGGTATGCGTTGGCACCCGGCATACCAGCGAGCCTTGATCAAGGCCGGTATCATCAGAGCTGATCGGGACGTAGCCAGCGTAACCGTAAGGTCAGCTCTGAGGATTTGGAGCGGACAAGGAGATTCGAACTCCTGACATCTAACTTGGAAGGATAGCGCTCTACCAACTGAGCTATGCCCGCATGTAAAAATTATATCTCGTTTGTCCAATTGTCGCTGAGATATTGAACTAGGATATCACGCGCTCTTTCCCATCCGAATGCAACTGCAACAGCATTCCCATGCTTTGAAAGTGATTCATGGCATGCCTTCTGTAATTCGCTCACGCGCCCAGTCTTTGGCCGTTTTAGCTCGAGATATAGGCTGTGATAGCCGCAACGTGCCACCGGAAGCACAAGGTCAGGAATGCCAGCCTGAACGCCTTCAGCCTTGAGCTTCGCGGCTACAATGGCGTTTCTCTGCCCACCGTTTGGCACAGCATAGAGCAACGCAAGCTCAGGATAGATACCGCTAGACAGTCTAGCCCACCGCATGAGCGCAACTTGATGATCATGTTCAGTCATAGTGCGACTATCATGGTCCAAAACAAAATCCATTGCCATCCGTCATGCCCAGATGAAAACACAATGGCAGTAGCAATAAACCCGCATCCAACAGCTATTCCTTTACCCAATCCTGTCATTTAGCAACCTCCTTGTTTCATCAAGAAGCTGCATTTCGTCTCCGTAAATTGCGACAAATGCAGAGCGGTCCAAATGGATGCTAGGAATGATCGGATGCATGGTTCCACGATGATGCGCCGGACAAAGCGGAATGGTCTCAGTATAGTGCGAGCGCTGCCCAATTCCCGC